AACTTGGCAATCAATCTACAAACTCCCCCGAAAATATTTTAAAAGATTTAGTGTTGTGATTGGGGATGAGGCGCACCAATTTAAATCAAAGTCATTAATATCTATAATGACAAAACTTGACCATGCCAAATATCGGTTTGGATTTACTGGTACACTGGATGGAACACAGACTCATAAGTGGGTTTTAGAGGGTTTATTCGGGCCTTCATACAAAATTGTAGGGACGAAAGACCTCATGACCAAAGGTCATGTTGCAAAACTTGACATTAATATTTTGTTACTAAAACATCCACCACATAAATTTGAGACATTTGAAGATGAAATACAGTTCATAATCAATAATGAAAAGAGAAATAAGTTTATTCGCAATCTAGCTTGGGATCTTAAAGGCAATACTTTGATACTGTTTTCACGAGTCGAAGGTCATGGAAGGGTATTATTTGACCTGATAAATAGTAATGTGCTTGAGCAGCGTCAAACTTTTTTTGTTCATGGTGGTGTAGATGCTGAAGATCGAGAGAAAGTTCGGGAAATTACTGAACTTGAAAACAATGCTATTATCGTTGCATCATATGGAACTTTCTCCACAGGAATTAACATTAAAAATCTTCATAACATCATTTTTGCTTCTCCCTCTAAGTCACGAATTAGAAACCTACAATCAATAGGTCGTGTTCTTCGGAAGGGTAATAATAAAACAAAAGCAACATTATATGATATAGCAGATGATGCTACATACAAGTCTAGACGCAACTATACACTGAATCATCTCATAGAAAGATTAAAGATCTACAATTATGAGAAATTTAATTATGATATCATCAACATCTCATTTAAATAACATGGGTGACGAATTTTACAGCATTCTTAAACTTGTATCCGGAGAGGAAATCTTCGCACTTGTTTGTGTGGATGAGAGTAATGATGAGCCTATCTTGATTTTACATAATCCAATCAAGATGAAAACACTGACTCAAATGAATCATTTAAATTATATTAAAGTCACTCCTTGGATGGAATTATCTGAAGAAGATATGTTTGTTCTTAAAATGGATAAAGTAATTACCATGACTGAGTGTCATGATCAAAGACTTATTAAAATTTTTAAACAATATATTGATGAAAAGGATGAAGAAGAAGATGTAGTAATAAAATCGAGAAGTAGAAAAGGTAAAGTAAAATTATCGGGCGACCCCAGATTAGGTTATATATCTAGCGTAGAGAAAAAAAGACAGTCTCTTGAAGATCTTTTTAAGTCTGACTCAAAAGAGCCTTAATTCCCTTCAAACCTCACAAAGGTTATTGTACACATATAACGAGGTCTTGTCAAGTATGGTGCTTTGGCACTTAACATTTCGCTAAACTTGTCATTCAAAATAAATATGCTATAATAAAATATAGTTAAGACGAATAAGATGTCATGCCTAGAAAGAAGTCTGAACACTATGTAAATAACAAAGAACTTTTAGAGGCACTTATTGTCTATCGAGCAAAAGTTGCCCATGCAAAGGAGAATGATCTTCCAAAACCAAGAATCACAAATTATCTTGGATCATGTTTTTTAAAAATTGCAACACACTTGTCCTATAAACCAAACTTTGTAAATTATATGTTTCGTGATGACATGATATCAGATGGTATTGAGAATTGTGTCCAATACATTCATAATTTCGATCCAGAGAAGTCCCGTAATCCTTTTGCATACTTTACACAGATTATACATTATGCCTTTCTGAGACGCATACAGAAGGAGAAGAAGCAATTAGATATAAAGAATAAAATTATTGAAAAGACTGGATTTGATGAAGTCATGACAGTTGAAGATGGTGCCTTGACAGGAGCGATGTCTGAGTATAATACAATTAAAGACAACATTGCACAAAAGAAAAATAGATGATTTTACCCGGATCTACAGTTAAAGTGATAGATGAAAATTCAATCTATCGAGGATATGTTGGATGTGTTCAAAGAATTCAAGGTCGTAAGGCTGCTGTTTTAATGGATAGTCATACTCCTTGGGACAAGATGATTACATTTAAATTATCAGAGTTGCGTGAGCAAACCGAAGGTTTTCAATATTATCCAAAGAAAAAATGAAATTAGGATTAGTGGGAATTATTTTTATTATGTTTTTACATTTAATAGGTATATCTGTATCTGAATTTCATAAAAATTCAAATGAAAGTGAGATTTTATGGAGGGATGAATGAGAGTTGCTATTATAACAGATACTCATTACGGTGCTCGTAAAGGTTCAAAACATTTACATGATTATTTTGAATTATTTTATAAAAATATATTCTTCCCTTCGTTAGAGAAAGAGGGCATTGATACCATCATTCATATGGGTGATGTATTTGATAGTCGTAAGTCAATTGATTACTATAGTCTTGAGTGGGCTAAAAGAGTTGTATTTGAACCAATGAAGAAGTATAAGGTTCATGCAATCACTGGAAATCATGATTGTTATTATAAGAACACAAATGAAATCAACTCTCCAGAGTTACTATTGAATGATTTTACTAATATAAAAACCTATTCAAAAGCAACTGACATTAATATTGATGGACTAGATATTCTTCTTTTACCTTGGATAAGTGTTGATAATCATGATGAGACTATTGAAACGATAAAAAACTCTAAGGCAAAGATTGCAATGGGCCACCTTGAGATCAATGGTTTTAAGGCAACTCGTGGACATATGATGGAAGATGGTATGCCTAAACAGGTGTTTGATAAGTTTGATGATGTATTCTCTGGACACTTTCATACTCGTTCAAGTGATGGTAAGATTCACTATCTTGGTAATCCTTATGAGATGTTTTGGAATGATGTCAATGATCCTAGAGGGTTTACCCTATTCGATACAGATACTTTAGAGAGAGTTCCAGTTAATAATCCTTATAAATTATTTTATAACATATATTATGAAGATACTAATCATAAATTATTTAATACCACTGAATATAAAAATAAAATTGTAAAAGTTATTGTTCGTAAGAAGTCAAGTCCAAAAGAATTTCAGAAGTTTATTGATAAACTTTATCGATCAGAAGTTCAAGACTTGAAGATAGTTGAGAACTTTGCAATCGTTGAGAATGAAGATTTTGATATTGAAGAAGATGAAAATACAATTTCAATATTGAATCGTTATATTGATGAAGCAGAGATTGAGTTTGATAAAGGAATTGTAAAAAACATTTTTCGTGATCTGTATAGACAAGCCTGCGAGGTAGAATAATGTTTCTCTTAACTCTGGATAGTCGGAAGGATGATGGTGCATATGCTGTGCAGGATTCCGATGGCGACAAAGTTCTCTTTCTATTTGAGGAAGAGGATGATGCAGTTCGCTATGCTATGATGCTAGAGGACTCTCTAGGTAATCCCCAGAAGAATATGCAAGTTATCGAAGTTGAAGATGACCTTGCCATAAAGACCTGTAGCATGTATAATTATAAGTATGCTGTCATCACACCTGATGATCTTGTGATTCCACCTAGTAATGATAAAATTCAAAAAGATTAAATGGAAAAATTTCCTGTCAACGGGAGACCATTGGACAGAGATTGATTTTCTTGAGAAGAATACAAACTTAATAATAGGACATAATGGTTCAGGTAAGAGCACTTTACTGGATGCACTCACCTTTGTTTTGTTTAACAAACCATTCCGTAAGATCAATAAAACTCAATTAATTAATACGGTAAATGAAAAAGATTGTGTAGTCGAACTGGAGTTTGATGTAAATGCAAGAGAGTATGTAGTTCGTAGGGGAATGAAACCAACTGTATTTGATATTGAAGTCAATGGTTCTCCTTTACATCGACAAGCTGATGATCGGTCAAATCAAAAGATATTAGAAGAGAATATACTTAAAGTTAATTACAAATCATTCACACAGATAGTCATACTTGGAAGTAGCACATTTGTTCCGTTCATGCAACTGTCGAGTTCAGTTCGTAGAGATGTAATTGAGGATCTACTTGATATTCGTATCTTCTCATTTATGAATAACTTACTGAAAGATAAGTTAAGAATACAAAAAGAACAAGTTCGATCTCTTAATTTAAAAAGAGAAAACTTGGAAGATAAAATTGCAATGCAAGATAAGTTTCTCAAGGAGATAGAGAATCGTAGTAAAGAAGATATAAAAAATCGAAAAGATAAGATTGGTTATTTAATTAAGGAAACTGATGAATATGTGATTACAAACGAAAAACTAGAAAATCAAGTTCGTGATACAAGTACAGAGCAAGAAAAGTTTGTAGGTGCTGACAAGAAACTGTCCAAACTGAACAACTTTAAAGGTCAGATATCAAATAAGGTATCTACGATTACAAAAGAACATAAGTTCTTTAAAGAGAATACGGTTTGTCCTACCTGTACACAGCATATAGAAGAAGACTTTCGTTTAAATAAGATTAAAGATGCTCAATCTGAGGCTAAGAAACTTAAAAAAGGTTTCGAGGACTTAGAAAAAACTATCGAACAAGAGAAGGAAAGAGAGCGTCAGTTTGTCAAACTAACAAAGGAGATTACTAAACTCAATAATGGCATTTCTAAAAACAATACTCACATCTCTATCAACCAGAAACAGATTAGAGAACTTGAATCAGAAATTCAAACTATTACCGAGCAATTTAAAAACAGAAATACTGAACATGAAAAATTAGCAGAGTTTAATGATAATCTCCAAAAAATTTTTAAGGAACTAGCAGATAAAAAGATCAAAATCACTTATCATGATTTTGCATACTCTTTGCTAAAAGATGATGGAGTAAAGACTAAAATAATTAAAAAGTATCTACCACTTATCAATCAGCAGGTCAATCGTTACTTGCAGATGATGGATTTTTATATCAACTTTAAGTTAGATGAAGAATTCAGTGAGACGATTGAGTCACCTATTCACGAAAACTTTTCATATAGTTCTTTTAGTGAAGGTGAGAAGATGCGTATTGACTTAGCATTACTATTCACTTGGAGAGAAGTTGCAAGAGTGAAAAACTCAGTAAACACTAATCTATTAATAATGGATGAGGTATTTGATAGTTCTCTTGATGGTATGGGAACAGAAGAATTTTTAAAGATAATTAGATTTGTAATTAAAGATGCAAATGTATTTGTAATATCTCATAAAGTAGACTTACACGATAAATTTAATAGTGTAATTAGGTTTGAAAAAGTCAAAGGTTTCTCTCGTGTTGTTTCTTAATAAATACCTAAAAAACTATAAAAATGGTTTGGCATATTAAAAAATCAAGTATGATGGGTGTAGGAGTAGGCACTGTTTATTATGAAGGTAGTAACAGATGGACAACAACTTATGGTAATCGTACTACATATACTTCTCAAGCAAAAGCAAAAGCAGAGAATTATATTTGGGAAAAAAATACAACCGCAGGTTGGGATGTTACTGCTGTAAACGAAGGATAATGATTTTATTTTCTCTCATACTCTCATTTTTTGCTAATCATCTACCTGTGATGTATGTTCAAGTACCTCAGTGGGCAGATGATTGGGCAGTTTGTGCTGTAGATATACCAGATGCAAAGTGTCATTGGTATGTTGTAGCACCTGATAATACATTTGGTGAAGGTTTTGATTGGGAGAATGCACCTTGGTTTGATGCAAATGGATTAAATGATGTTGCACCTATGCAAGAAGTATCAGTTTTAGAAAAATTACAGGGAAAGAAATGAAAACATTCTCACAGTTTCAAGAAGATGTTGATAGTATGAAAGCAACCATGAAAGGATTTGCTGATACTATAGTGCCAAAAAATATACTACTGGAAGGGGAATGGGTTGCATGCTTATGTTCTCTCTCAATGGGGGTTATGAAAATGCTGTAAAG